CGAGCCACCTACCGCCGGCGCTGAGCAGGTCTGGCGCTACAACGAGGACTTCATCGTCTGCCGCTTCCCCGGCAAGAAAATTCGCCCACTGCTGTGGAACGGATCGGCCTGGGCGTGGAAGTCACCCGCCAAGCCACGGCCGCTCTATTGGGCTCGCCGCTCAGCTGGCGCTCCGGTGCTCATCGCCGAAGGCGAGAAGGCTGCTGATGCTGCCGCTGCCCTGTTCCCTGATCATGCGGTCTGCACCTGGCCAGGCGGAACCAGCAACGTCCAACACGCCGACTGGCAGCCGCTCCTAGGCCGCACCGTCACGATCTGGCCCGATGCCGACGACGTTGGCAGGAAGGCTGCGGCACAGTTGGCTCGCATCCTCGCCGGTCTCCGCTGCACCGTTCAGGTCGTCAACCCACCTGACACCGTGCCCCAAGGGTGGGACCTGGCTGATGCCCTGGCTGAGGGGTGGAAGCCATTGCAAGCGGCCAAGGCAGTGGAGAAGTTCGCCAGGACTGTTGAGCTGCCGCCCGAGCCGGAGCCAGCACCTAATCCGCCCACGGCGACTGCAGCACCCGAACCGGTGGACATCCCCACCACCGCCCCATTCGTCTGCCTCGGATTCAACGAGGGCGTCTACTACTACCAGCCCGACAGCACCGGGCAGGTAGTCTCCCTCTCCCGCAGCTCGCACACCGGCACCAACCTGCTGAGCCTGGCACCACTGCCCTACTGGGAGGCGCTCTACCCATCGAAGACCGGCGCCAATTGGCTGGCCGCAGCCAGCTCGCTGTTCGTGGCCCAGGCCGCCGCCGGCATCTTTTCAGCTGATCGCATCCGAGGCCGTGGCGCCTGGTGGGATGCAGGCCGATCCGTGCTGCACCTTGGCGATCGCCTGCTCATCGACGGAGCCACCCAACCCATTACCAAGGCCGCCAGCTCCCGCTTCCACTACCAACGCCTCGCGTCAATCGACCTGCCCGAGGCCCTGGCGCCGCTCACCGATGAGCTGGGCATGGAGATCATTGACATCGCCAGTCGCTTTCACTGGGAGGTCCCGGCCTCTGGTCTGCTGATGGCCGGCTGGATTGCCCTTGCGCCGATCTGTGGTGCCCTGCAGTGGCGCCCACATGTCTGGCTCTCCGCATCAGCAGGATCTGGCAAGAGCGCCATCCTCGACCGCTTTATCGGGCCCCTGCTGGAGTCGATGGCCCTGTTCCCCGAGGGCAACACCACCGAGGCTTACATCCGCCAGCAGCTACGCGCCGATGCCATCCCGGTCGTGTTCGATGAAGCCGAGAGCAACGAGAAGGCCGACCGCCAGCGCATCCAGAACATTCTCTCCCTAGCCCGCGTCGCCAGCAGCTCAGGTCGTGGCGTCATCGGTAAGGGCGGCGCCGATGGCGCCGCTCAGAGCTACACCATCCGCTCAATGTTCCTGCTGTGCTCGATCAGCACCGCGCTCAAGCAGGGCGCCGATCAATCCCGCTTCGCGCAGCTCACCCTGCGCAACCCCTCTTACCTGCCGAAGCCCGAGCGCATCGCGCACTGGTCGGCGCTCGATGCCGACATCACCCGGCTCTGCACCGCCGAGATGGGGCATCGCCTGCTGCTGCGCATGGTGCGCCAGATCCCCATCATCCGCGACTCGGTGGCTGTGTTCCGCCGTGCTGCTGCTGAGCAGTTCGACAGCCAACGCCAGGGCGACCAGTACGGCACCCTGCTGGCCGGTGCATGGTCGCTAGCCAACTCCAGGCCAGCCACCATCGAAGACGCCTACCAGCTCATCGACAGCAACAGCTGGGACGCCTACCGCGAGCAGACCGAAGCCGATGAGGAGCGGTGCCTGCAGCACATCCTCCAGCACCAGGTACGCGTTGAAGGCGATCGCGGCTCGGCCTACAACCGCACCATCTGGGAGCTGGTTGAGCTGGCCCGTGGCACAGCTGCATCGATGGAGATAACCATGACCGCCGCCGAGGCACACCTAGGCCGCATCGGCCTGAAAATCGAGGGCGATCGGATCGTCATCAGCAACACTGCCAAGGGACTGAGGCGCATCCTCGACGGCACGGCATGGGCCGACTGTTACGCCACGGTCCTTAGTCGCCTGCCTGGAGCCACCAAAGCGGGTGTCGTGCGGTTCAAGCAGCTGGCCGGGGTCAGTCGAGCCGTTTCAGTTGCCTTTCCCGGCGCCGGAGCGTAACAGTAACGCTCGGCGTAACGCCGAAAACGCTGTCAGTGACTGGGTTGTTACGTGTTACGCCTGAAGTGGGGGGATATATCCCCTATTAGAGAGAAAGGCATGTGTAGGGGTGTAGGCAGTAACGCTTAGACCCTGCTCTCTCTATCTATATCTCTTTAACTATAGGTGTAACAACGTAACAAGGTAGGGCAGACCGACTGCACCACAGCCGATCTCGGGTGTTACGGTAGGTGTAACAGGGCGTAACAGGCGTAACACCGCTCCAGCGCGCTGTTCCAACCCCATCCACAGACTGAGCAAGCCGCCCAAGCTGGGCCATGAAGCGCGCCACTACCCTCTCCACGCTGCTGGATCGCAAAACCCCATGGCTGACCTGGTGGCAGGAGCTGATCCTCAACTGGGCGGCCAGCTGGGAGACAATCGAAACGCTGCACGTCACCAGCGCTCGCACCGATGACTGCATCACCTGGAACGTGCCCAGTGACCTGGAGCTGGCTAGGTTGAAGCTGGAAGAGTTGCTAGACGTTTAGCTGAAATGATCCAGCTATCCATCGACGACGCAGGCATTGACAAGGCAAAGCTCTTTGTTGCCACCATCAAGAACCAGCTGCCCTATGCCACGTCTGTAGCCATCAACAACGTGGCGTTCAATTTGCGCAAAGACCTGGGGCAGCAAACCACCAAGTCATTCGTCAATCCCACCAAGTACACCCAGTCCGCCTTTCGCTACACCAAGTCCACCAAGGCCAGCCTCGAGGCTACCGTATTTGCTGACCCCACCCGGCGGTTCTTCCCCACTCAGATACAGGGTGGGGATCGCCGGGCTAAGCCCTACGAGGGCTTCTTGCGTGGCCTAGGCAATGGCGCTATCCCATCCGGCGGACGCCTAGTGCCTACGTCCACAATCCTCAACGCAGCAGGCAACCCCAAGAAGGGAATCTTCGGCACCATCGCCAACAAGCTCAGCACCACTGATCGCGGTGGTGTCTTCATCGGTGTGCCTAAGGGCGGCGGCCGATTGCCTGGTGTCTATCGCAGGTCGAGAGGTCAGCTCTATGCGTACTTCGTTCACGTTGATCGCACGCAATACAAACCGCGATTCCCGATGGAACAAGTTGGCATGGACACAGCGAAGAGATTGTTCCCATCTGAATTGAACAAAGCACTTGATCGCGCAATCAACTCGGCGAAGTGACCGCGACGCCCCGGCTTTTGGGTCCTGGGCCACGCCTCCGTCAAGGGTGATCCTGCGGCCCGCGTTTTTCCTAGCGGGAGCCCCGGGAACCGTTTAAGCCCAGATCCCAGTGCCTGACTACAGAAACCCCTACCCCGGTCGCGTCTTTAACTGCTCCGTACGCTGATGTTAAGCGTTTAAGTATTGGGTTAAGTGCTGATCAGCTTCAGTGATTTCGCCCGGCTCAAAGGTGTCTCTGCTCCAGCGGTAACGGCTGCCTGCAAGGCGCGCATCACGGACGCAATTGTTGAGCGCAACGGCAAGCGGATGCTTGACCGTGACAAGGCACTGGAATTGTGGGATCGCAACACCAAGCGCAACGGATCTGAGCGGGTGTCTGCAGGCGCCAAGGATCGCGACCGCCGAGGACTGGCGCCTGATGTTGATGGTGCGCCGCCACCGCCGCCAGTGCATGTGCCTGACGCCACCAGCAACCAGCTCAAGAGCCTGATCATGGGGCTGCCGGAAGATCAGATCCCAGGCCTTGACGTAAGCCGCGAGCGCAAGGAGCACTACAACGCCGAGCTGGCCCGGCTGCAAGCACTGAAGGAACGTGAAGACCTGGTGACCACCGCCGATGTGAAACGCATGGCCAGCACGCTGGGCCGACAGATCCGAGACAACATCCTGGCGATTCCCAATCGCGTGGCGCCGTTGCTGGCTGCAGCGCGAGACAGCGCCGAGGTGCATAGGCTGCTCAGCGAAGAACTATCCACGGCGCTGCGGGTGTTGTCCAATGGCTGACGGCTCGCTGCTTTACCGGGAGTCCTTGCTGGCTGCGCTGGCGCCACCATCGGCAACGACGGTGAGCGAATGGGCAGACCAGCATCGAATCCTGAGCGGTAAGGGCGCTGCGGAGAAAGGCCCCTGGCGCACGGAGCGCACGCCGTACCTGCGCGAGCCAATGGACTGCCTAAGCCCAAGCAGCCCAACGCGCCGCGTGGTGCTGATGTTCGGCAGCCAGATGGGCAAGACCGAAGTGATCCTGAACTGGCTGGGTTCAATCATCGACCTGTGGCCCGGGCCAACGCTGCTAGTGCAGCCAACGCTGGATATGGCCAAGCGCCTCAATCGCCAGCGGCTGGATCCTTTGCTGCGTGAGACACCGCAGCTGGTGGAGAAGATGGCACCGGCGCGCAGCCGTGACTCAGGGAACACGATGTTCCTGAAGGAGTTCGACGGCGGCCTGTTTGTGCTGACCGGCGCCAACAGCGGCAGCGGTCTGCAGTCAATGCCTGCCGCCAACCTAGCAGCTGATGAGGTGTCGAGCTATCCGATGGAGGCTGACGACAAGGGCGACCCACTGGAGAACGCCGAGGCCCGCACCAGCACGTTTCCTATGGGCAAGGTGCTGATCACCAGCACACCCGGCACCCGTGGCGCCTGCCGCATTACGCAGGAGTTTGAAACCAGATCAGACCGGCGGCTGTATCACGCATGGATGCCCTGCTGCGGCGCCAATGAAGTGATCCGTTGGCGCGAGCACATGGTCTGGGATAAGCCAGATGGCGATGTGTTCTGCCAGTGCCCGGCGTGTGGTGAGCGAGTGGCGCAATATCACAAACAGCAGATGCTGAGCAAAGCGATCTGGACACCCACCGCCAAGGGCGATGGCATGACCGCAGGCTTCCATCTGCCCGGGTGGTATGCGCCACTGGGCTGGACCAGCTGGGAGCAGATCCGTGATGAGTTCCTGCGCGCCAAGGCTGATCCGCTGCTGCTGAAGGGCTGGGCCAATAAGCGCGCCGCCGACGCTTGGGAAGACGATAGCCTGGCCAAGGTCAGCGCTGATGGCTTGATGGCACGGGTGGGCAACTACGACCACGGCAGCTGTCCCGCTGGTGTGCTGGTGGTGGTGATGGCGGTGGACGTGCAGGACACCTGGCTAGAGGTAAGCGTGTGGGGCTACGGCCGCGGCGATGAAGCCTGGCGGATCTGGCACCAGAAGATTGACGGCGATCCCGGACAGGATCACGTCTGGCAGCAAGTGACCACCATCCGCGAGATCGCCTGGCCGCATGAAGCCGGCGGCACGATGAAGGTGATCCGCTGCGCAGTGGATACCGGCGGCCACTACACCGGCGAAGCGTATGAATACTGCCGCCGCTACGCAAAGGATGGCGTCGCTGCAATCAAGGGTTCAAGCCAGCGCAACGCCGCAGTGTTGGGCAAGGGCACAAAGCAGGACGTGAATTACAAGGGCAAGATCATCAAAAACGGCGTTACGCTCTACACAGTTGGCACCCATGCAATCAAGCGGACGATTTACAGCCGGCTCGAGAAAGAAGAGCACGGGCCAGGATTCATCCACTTTGACAACGCCACCACCGATAACTACTTGCAGGGCCTGACCTGCGAGCGACTGCAGCGGCGCTACGTCAAAGGGTTTCAGGTGCTGGAGTGGGTCAAGCCAAGCAGCGCTCGCAATGAACCGCTTGACCTGAAGGTGTACTGCCTGGCAATGCTGGAACTGCACAAGCGCCGCTACAACCGCGCCACGATGTGGGACCAGCTCGAGGCCGGCCTAACGAAAGCCGCACCCGAGACCACCAGGCGCCGACCTGCTGCAGCACCACGGCCAGGCGGATTCGTGTCTGGCTGGTGATGCATAGCCTGAGGCCATGACAGTTCCCGCCACCATTCGGGCCGGCACGACCGTAGGGTGGGTGGAGCCGCCGGCGGTGGATCTTGACGGCAATGCAGCTACATCAGCTAGTTGGACGCTGATCTCCTACCTGCGCACGAATACAAACCACAAAGGTGCCACTGTTACCGGCACTGCCCGTGCCGATGGCGGCTGGAATATGGCGATCACCGCCACCACCTCCAGCGGATTTGACGCCGGCACTTGGTACTGGGAGACCCGGATCACCAGCGGCGCCACGGTGCTGACCATTGGATCTGGCACCACGCAGGTGTTGCCGGGTCTGAACTACACCGGTCAGCCTGCTGCCTTCAACGGCCAGAGCCAGGCCGAGCAAGACCTTGTAGCGGTGCAGGCCGCAATTCGCGCGATCGTCAGCAAGGGCGCCAAGAGCTACACCATCGGCAGCAGGAAGTTCGACGCCGCCGACCTGGGCCAGTTGATGGAGCGCGAGGCGCAGTTGAAGGCGATCGTCGCCCGCGAGCGTGCCGCCGAGAAGATGACTGCCGGCCTGGGTGACCCGCGCTCGCTCTACGTGCGGTTTGGGCGATGAGCAAGCGCAAGGCCAAGCAGCCCCAGCAGCCGGCCCCGGCCGCCCCCCGCCGCAGCCGGCGCGCCTACGAAGGCGCAATGGTGTCGCGGCTCACCTCGGACTGGGTGACCAGCTCGACGAGTGCCGATGCCGAGATCGACGGCAGCCTGGTGCGGCTGCGCAATAGGACGCGGCAACTGGTCCGGGACAACGGCTACGCGCAGCAGGCGCTGCGCTGCATTGTCTCCAACGTGATTGGAACCGGCGTCAGGATGCAGGCTCAGGTGCCGGCGGCGGCCAACGGCGGCAGATCAGACACCACGATCAACGACGCCATTGAACGGCAGTGGGCCCACTGGTGCCACGCCGACACCTGCCACGCTGCCGGCCAACTGAGCCTGCAGGAGATAGCCCGGCTGGCATGGCGCGCCATGGCTGAATCTGGTGAGGTGTTTATTCGGCTGGTGCCCGAGGCCATGGGCGCCGGCGTTGTGCCGCTGGCCCTGGAGATCCTTGAGGCCGATCTGGTTGACGAGAGCAAGACATCAGGGCCAGAGGCTGATGGTGGCGAGTGGCGCATGGGCGTGCGCGTCAACCGCTGGGGGCGGCCCATTGCCTATCGCTTCAGGACACGGCACCCGGGCGACGTGTCGGGATCGGTGGGTTATTCAGTGGTCGATGTCCCGGCTGATCAGGTTCTTCATTTACGCCGCATAGAACGCCCCGGCCAAACGCGAGGCGTTCCTTGGTTCGCTGCAGCAATCAAGAGCCTGCATCACCTGGCCGGCTACCAGGAAGCCGAAGTGGTGCGAGCCCGCGCCGCCAGTAGCCTGATGGGATTTATCACCAGCCCTGAAGGCGAGCTGATTGGTGATGACGTTTACGACGCCGAGCGCGTCAGCAACTTTGAGCCTGGGGTTTTCAAATACCTAGCGCCTGGTGAATCGGTCAGCGTGCCTCAACTCGACGCGCCTGACGGGCAGTTTGAAGCATTCCTGCGGGCCATGCTGCGCGGTGTTGCGGCATCAACCGGCTGTAGCTTTGAGCAGGTCAGCAATGACTACAGCCAAAGCAACTACAGCTCCAACCGGATGAGCCGGCAAGATTCCATTGAGATGTGGAAAGGTGAGCAGCAATACGCCATCGAACATTTCTACCGGCCGATCTTCCAGCGGTGGATGGATGCAGCTGTTGGTGTTGGCGATCTGTCGCTGCCCAACTACGACACCATGCGCGATCGCTACCAGTCCGTCCGTTGGTATCCACGGGCCTGGGGCTTCCTTGATCCGAAAGTGGAGATCGGCGCTTACAAGGACGCTGTCCGCTGCGGCTTCATGACGCAGGCGCAGGTAGTGGCCGAGCAGGGCGGTGATCTTGCCGAACTGATGCGCGACCTGGCGGCAGAGCGAGAGATGGCACAACAGCTGGGCCTGACCCTTGACATCGACGCCGGCAAGGTGAGCAACGCCGGCCTGACGCAGGCTCGGCCGCCTGGTTCGATCATCCCCCAGGACGCCTACGCGCCGGATGACACCGCAGCCGATGCCAGCAGTAGCGAGCCCGGCAACGACGCAGAGGATTTGGCCTAATGAGCAACGTCCATAGCCTAAGCGCAGGAAAAGCCGCGCCAATGGAACAACGCGACTACGACGGTAAGCCGCTCTACCGCAATGCGGTGGTGGCGAGCTGGTGCCGCGCGGAGGACGACCCCGAGGTAGTCGAGTTCAGCTTCTCTTCAGAGGAGCCAGTCGAGCGCTACTTCGGGATGGAAGTTCTTAGCCATGCCCCTGGCGCGATGAACATGGCCCGCCTTAATTCAGGGGCGGCGCCATGGCTCTGGAACCACAATCCCGATGTGGTTCTTGGCGGAGTCGAGAGGGCTTGGCTGGGCAATGACGGGCGCGGCATGGTTCGCACCCGCTGGAGCCCCAACACTAAGTCCGATGGCTCCAAGGAGTGGAAGGTCAGGCAGAACTGGGAGGCGGGAATTATCCGCAACGTCTCTTTCATGTACTCCATCGATGCGCCACTTGATCTCAAGTCGCGTGAGGGTGTGGCGCTGGTAATAGCGTTCACGCCGATGGAGGTCTCGACCGTCTCCATTCCAGCCGACGCCACCGTCGGCCAAGGCCGAGCAATCGGCAAAACCGCGGCCCCGGCCGCAGACCAAACCCAATCTCCCTCCACCATGGAAACTGTTGACCTGGCCCAGGAGCGGGCGGCGGCTGCAGCCGATGCCGTTACCGCTGAGCGTGGCCGCATCGCGGCGATCACCAGCCTTACCCGCGAGCACGGCGCCGACGATCTAGCCGGCGATCTGATCGCATCCGGTGCCACCGAGGCCGATGCCATGCGCACCGTGCTGGGCGCCATTGCCAAGCGCACCAAGCAACCCGCCACCCCTGCCACCCCTGCTCAGCCAATCGCCGGCGCATCTGCTGACATCGGCCTGACCGACAAAGAAGCCCGCAGCTTCAGTTTTCTGAAGGCCATGCGGGCCCAGCTATTTCCCAACGAGCGGGCCTTCCAGGAAGAGGCTGCCTTTGAGCGCGAGGCCAGCAACGCCGCTGCGCAGCGGATGGGCATGAGTCCTAAGGGCATCTTGATCCCTAACGACGTGCTCAGCCGGTCCCTGACCGCTGGCCAGGCTTCCGCCGCTGGAGACCTGATCTTCACCGATGCCCGCCCCGGTTCGTTTATTGAGCTATTGCGCAAGCGCAATTTCTTGACCGGCCTGGGTGTAACAATCCTGTCTGGACTAACCGGCCCTGTGGGCATCCCCAAGCAGACCGGCGCCAGCCAGGTCTACTGGAAGGGTGAAGGCGTGGCCGCAGCCGAATCTGAGCCCAGCGTTGGCCAGGTCACGATGACGCTCAAAGAGATGTCGGCGTGGACCCGCTTCTCTCGTTCGCTGATGCTGCAAAGCTCCATCGACGTTGAGACGTTTGTCCGCAATGACTTGGTGACCGTGATGGCCCTAGAGCAAGCGCGTGTTGCTCTCTATGGCCTGGGCTCATCCTCTCAGCCCGAGGGCCTGAAGCTGACCACCGGCATCAACACCAAGGACTTCGCCGCCAACCAGCCCACCTATGCGGAGCTGGTGGACATGGAGACCCTGGTTGCGGCCGATGACGCCGACATTGACACCATGGGCTACGTCACCAACGCCACAATCTACGGCGGCTTTAAGACCACCGAGAAGGCAGCCAACACCGCTCAGTTCGTTCTGGAGCCTGGCGGCACCGTGAACTCCTACGGGGTAGTTCGCTCCAATCAGGTGGAGGCTGGGGACGTGTTCTTCGGCGTCTGGAGTCAGCTTGTCCTGGGCCTTTTCGGTGCCGTAGATCTCCAGGTCAACCCTTATAGCGAAGACAAGGAGGGCAACATCCGCGTTGTGGCTCATCAGGCCATCGACTATGCGGTGCGTCATCCCCAGGCCTTCTGCCGCGGCAACAACACCCTGTGATGGCCATGAGGATCAGGATCTTGCGCCAAACCTCAATCAGTGGCCGACCTGCTCGAGTTGGCGACGTGTTGGAGGCAACCCCTGCGGATGCCCGGCTACTGCTGGCCATGGGCAGGGCCGAGCGGGCGCCAGATCCTGATCCCGTGGTGATCACTGCTCCAGAGGCCGCAAAGCCTCGCTCCCGTAAACCAACCCCCCGCCAAACCGATGGCCGTTCATGAGCTTTCGCTGGACAAGATCGAGCACTTCACCCTTCTGGCTACGACTACAATCACCGCTACCGGCAACCAGGCCGGCGTGGACCTTCAAGGATTCGAAGGCGATGTTCAGATTATCCTGGCCGGCACTGCTGCTGGTGCTGGCGCTGATCTGACCTTCCGCATTGAAGAATCAGACGACAACTCGACGTATACCGCCGCCACCGGCGGTGGCTTCACTGCGATTGCCAACGCTGGATCAAAGCAGGTAATCACCCTGAACAGCAACGACCTCAAGCGTTACATCCGCTTGAGCTGCACTGCTGAGACGGGCACCGCTTCGAGCAGCGTGACCTGTTTTGGCTTCGGACTGAAGAAATACGGCTGATGGCACTCACCGAGAACCTAGATGTGTTCTTGGCAGACTTCGGCGTCAGCGTAACTGCTGGCGCCGTTTCTGGTGTTGGCATCTTGGACATGCCAGGCGAGTTGGTAGCCGATGGCATGATCATCACCACTGACTACAGCCTCAGATGTGAGGCGTCAAAGTTTAGAACGTTGGCCTATGGCGCGTCAATCACGGTTGACGGCGCGGCCTACACAATCCGCGAGAATAGACTGATCGAAGATGGCGTGTTCTGTGTGATCACGCTGCAAAAGACCTGACCCCCACCACTGGATTTGATCATGGCCGACCTGGTTGCCGCAGTACGAATCAACAAGCCGGACATTCCAGGCGAGCTCGGCGATCTGTATTTTCCCGCGTCGCAAGGTGTCGCCGGCAAGGCATACCGCACCACCGCCACAATCACCAGGCCCAGCAACGCCACTGCCTACACCGCTGGCGACGTTGTTGGTGACACAGGCGGCAGCGCGATCATCAGCCTTACCAGTGCTGGCCCTACGGCAGGGTTTGTGATTATCCAGAGCGTCTCGCTGGTGTTCAGTGACAGCGTGGTGCCTGCTGGCATGGGTGCGTTCCGTCTGCACCTGTACAGCGCCAGTCCTACTGCCATTGCTGACAACGCAGCCTTTGACCTGCTGAGTGGTGATCGTGCCACCTACATGGGCTTTATCGACCTGCCAACACCTGCAGACTTCGGCAGCACCCTTTACACCCAGATTGACTACTCCGGCCGCCTAGTCAAGCTCGCCGCTGCTAGCACGACGCTCTTCGCTGAGCTTGAAACCCGTGGTGCTTATACCCCGGTGAGCGCTAGCACGGTGGCCATCCGCGTAAATCTGCTGGAGGCTGGCTTGTGAGCCAACTGCTCGTTGCTCAGCGGGCACTAACTGTCCCTGGCTGGGCTAAGGATGCGCTATGGCGCCGCGCCCAGGCAATCCCCAGTCTTGACCTGCGCTTTGCTGACAGCAAGTCATTAGTTGACGCCACTACTGGGTCGAACCTCGTCACCTTCACCCGCGCCAGCTCCGGCACGTTTGTGGGCAGCGACGGGGTGATCAAGACGGCAACCAACGACGCGCCCCGCTTCGACCACAACCCCACGACCGGCGAAAGCCTGGGCCTGCTGGTGGAGGAGCAGCGGGCAAATTTGCTGCTGCGGAGTGAGGAGTTTGATAATGCGAGTTGGATCCTAGGAGCCGCCACTGTTACTCCAAACGCTGTTGCAGCCCCTAACGGCTCTTCAACCGCTGATCAACTTGTTGAAACAACAGCGACAGCAAACCACGAAGCAAGTCAAAGTTTTACGCCTATAGCCAACACAAGCTACACATTCTCTTGTTATCTAAAAGCAGCCACTTCGTCTACCTGCGGGTTAAGGGTTTCGGCTAACTTGACTGGTTCAGGAGTTATTTGCAGCGTTGACCTGAGCGCCAAGACTGCAACAGTTACAAGCGGGACAGGTACAGCCACTATTACAACGCTTGCCGATGGTTGGTTTCGCGTGTCTTTGACAGCAACTGCATCTGCTTCACCATCCAGTACCTTTGCTTACGTTTTCAGATCACTGGGGTCTACTGGTTCTACCAGTAACAGCGTCTACCTCTGGGGCGCCCAACTAGAAGCCGGCGCCTTCCCCACCAGCTACATCCCCACCACCACCGCCACGGTCACCCGCAGTGCTGATGTTTGCAGCATCACGGGCAGTGCGTTTAGTTCGTGGTATCGGCAGGATGAGGGAAGTTTTTACGGTGAATTTGCAAGAAGCGCTGTTGACACAAGATTTCCAGCAACATTTACCGTAAGCGACAATACCCGTCAAAATGAAATTTATAGTGTCACAGGTCAAAATGGCAGCGCTCAAGGGCAATTTAGTGTAACTACTGGTAACGTTTCGCAGGCAAACCTTACGGTTACTGCGTTGACTGCTCCAGCAGCAAATAAAGTGGCTGGAGCATTTAAGTCTAATGATTTTATTGTTGCTGCAAATGGTGCGTTGAGCGCTGCGGATACATCAGGAACAGTGCCTACAGTTGACAGGGCATACATTGGCCTGCGTGGAGATGGCGTCTCATCTATCAACGGCACCATCCGCCGCCTAACATTCTGGGGCCAACGCTTGCCTAATAACGTACTCCAGAAAATAACCCAATAACACCATGTACTGTTTCCGCTTCAACTCCCGCAACCAGTTCCGCACTCTCGCTGCTGCCGAGGGCCTGATCACCGAAGACAACGAGCTGATCACCGCCAGCCACACCCATGCCATTGATGAAATCGGAATCATCACCGAGGGCGGCACCTACGACGCTGAGGGCAATGTGATCACCCCACCCACACCACTTACCGGTTGGCATGTGAATTACGCCAGCAATCCCCCTGAAACCTGGGACCAGCACCTAGTCATCGTCAACACCGCCAGCCGCGTGTTTTTTGGTGGTGCTTCCCAGGCTCCTGATACCGCCACCCTGGAGGAAATGGCAGCATGAACCCTTACATCCGCGCCAGCAAGAAGTTCCCTGCCATGAGGGCAAGAGCACTGGAGCGCCTGGGCAAACGCCCTGCGCGCCCAGACCGCCCCGCCAAGCCAAGCGGCAGGGTTCGTGCCCGTGAGGCAGCCGGCACCTTTAACGCTGATGATCCAGCTACGCCGGTTGTAGATGAAGCCTGGGTGGATGTTGCCGCTGAGTAACCACACCCGCTGCTCAGACTGATCTAAGCAATAGCAGCACCGATGCCATCCAAGCGCGAATCAATCCTGGCGGCCATCGCCACCACGCTGGCCGGCACCACTGGCGTTAGCACCCGCATCTATCGCTCTAGGGTGGAGGCCTTCGCCCGCAATGAAGCGCCAGCGCTGGTGATCGAGCCTGGCACTGATTTGGCATCAGAGGAGCTGGTGAGTAACTGCAAGATTGACTGGCGGCTGTCGGTGCTGATCGCGGTCTACACCCGTGGCGCCATTCCTGATCAGCTGGCCGATCCGATCATCATCAGTATGCACGGCAAGCTCATGGCTGACCGCACTCTCGGCGGCCTGGCGATGGACATATTCCCCGGCACGGTGGACCCGCAAATGGAGAAGGCGGATCAGCCCGCGCTCTGGACCGTCTGCACCTACAACGTCCGCTACCGCTCCAGCGTGACCAATCTGACCACCTAGAGGTGCTCCATAGCCTGTCGATGGCGTTAGCACCTGGCGATCGTGGCGAAGCCACTACCCCCTCTCCCATCGGAAGGTGGTTCGTACCTATTGGATGCAAAGAAGAACCAATGGGTGTTGATCGAAGAAACGCCAGCAGACCTGCCTATCCCCGAGAGCACCAATGGCACTGACTCGCAAGCGCTTATTGCTGGCGAAGATTGAAACCACCTATGGCACCGATCCCACGCCCGCAGCGACTGATGCGGTGCTGGTGTCAGCCCTTGAGGTGCAGCCCCTGCAGCTGGAGCTCAAAGACCGCGAGCTGATCCTGGGCCATCTCGGCAACACTGAGATGGTGGTGGGTCAGCGCCTGGTCAGCGTCAGCTTCGACGTGGAGATTGCAGGTTCTGGCACAGCAGGCACAGCGCCTCGGTGGTCAGCGCTGATGCAGGCCTGCGGGTTCAGCGAAACCATTGTGGCCGTCACCAGCGTCACCTATGCGCCAATCAGCAGCGCCTTTAAGAGCGTGACGCTCTACTTCTTCGCCGATGGGGTGCGCCACAAAGTGACCGGCTGCCGTGGCACTTGGAGCATGGCCTTGGAAACTGGCGAGATTCCCAAGATCTCCTTCTCGTTCACAGGCATCTTCAACGCACCAACAGACGAGACCCAGCCTTCACCCACCTTCAGCAACCAAGCTGATCCGGTGGTGGTCAACAGCGCCAACACCGCAACGCTTGAGGTGCATGGCTACGCGGCCTGCCTGAGCGCGTTCAGCCTCGACCTAGCCAACGAGAATCCATTCCGTCAGCTGGCCGGCTGCACCCAGCAGGTGCTGATCACCGACCGCAAACCAGAGGGCGAAGTTACAATTGAAGCGCCAACGATCGCGCAGAAGAACTACTTCAGCGCTGCCAGCACCCAGACCGCAGGTCAGTTCAGCTGGGTTCACGGCACCACTGCGGGGAACATTATCACGTTCACCGCGCCAACCTGCACCCTGGGCTCCCCAGAATACGAAGACAGCGACGGCGTTGTCATGCTGAAGCTGCCCTTCATGCCTCAGCCAACCGCTGCAGGCAACAATGAGTTCACCCTTGCGTTGACCTGATTTTGAGTTCAGGATTCATTTACCACCAACTAGCAACCCATGGCCTTTAAGCTGCAGCAATCAACCACCTATGTGTGGCCTGTAAAAATCGTGCTACCGATTGATGGCGGCAAGCGCGAGACACACACATTTGATGCCGTCTTCCGCCGGCTGCCCCAGTCGCGGATCAACGAGATCATTAAGCAGGCCCGACTGCAGGAGCGTGGCCGCATTGAAGACGATGATCAAGTTTTAGAAGACCAGGGCGCTGCTCGGGAGATCATGACCGGCTGGGCCGGCGTGCAGGACGACGATGGCAACGACATTCCGTTCTCCGAAGGTGCTGTGGTCCAGCTGCTGGAGATCCCGACAGTTGCAGGCCAGATCGTTAAGGCCTGGTTTGGCAGCCTGGCAGAGGCCAAGAGAAAAAACTGATTGGCGCCGTTAATCACTGGTGGCACGGTGATGGCGGCGCCAATGATGAACTGCTGGCAGACCTTGCGGCCTTTGGCGCCGACGCTTCCTGCCTGCCAGAGAGCATCACCAATCCGCAGGAGTATGAAGTGTGGCCCGAGCATGAAGACGCGGTGGCAATGTTCCTGCGCATCCAGACCCAATGGCGACCGGGGCCTAATGGTGTGATTGGGCTGGACTATGGAATCCTGCTGGGGCCAGGAAATATGTTTGATCTTTACTCTGTGAAGAGCCCGCGCCAGACCCTGGAGGATCTGCAAATGATGGAAGCCAGAGCCAAAGAGCTGATCAACAAGGCCGCTGAGCCGAAGCCTGCGAAGAAGGGAGGGAAGCGGCAATGAACATGGAGGCGATGCTAAAGATCGCGGCCAAAGTGACAGGGCTAAACGATCTTAGCGCACTTGAAAAGGGTCTGATTGGCGCTGAGAAAGCCGCAGGAGCAGCCAAGGGCGGCTTTAAGGCAATGCTGGACTCAAGCGCCTGGCAAGGCGCTGCAGTGGCCGCTGCAGGTATTGGAGTTGCTTTAGGCCTAAGCGTGAAAGCAGCTATTGATTTTGAAGAATCAATGGCCGAGGTACGGAAGGTAGTGAGTGGGCTTGAAAGCCCAGAAGCACTTCAAGAAATTCAGCAAGAAATCTTTGGCCTATCGCGTGAAATCCCCATTACAGCGAAAGGCTTTGCCGAGATGTATGCGGCTGCGGGCCAAGCCGGTATTCCTAAGGCAGAACTAAGAGCGTTTGCTGTTGACGTATCAAAGGTAGCAATTGCTTTTGACATGACTGCCGCCGAAGCCGGCAACGCCATGGCAAAGCTTCGAACCAACCTTGGATTCACCCAGCCAGAGCTGATAAAACTTGCCGACGCGGCAAACTACCTCAGCAACAATATGGCATCAACGGCTACGGAGATTGTTGAATTCATGTTGCGGAGCGGATCGGCAGGCAAGCAGGCCGGGCTGTCAGCAGAGCAGACCGCAGCATTTGGATCAGCGATGATTGCCAGTGGCGCCCAAGCGGAAGTTGCAGCCACCAGCTTCAACAACATGATTATAGCTCTGAGTCGCGGGCCAAGCATGACCGAGCGGCAAATCAGCGCACTGGTGAGGCTGGGATATGGGCAGGCCGATGCAGCAAGGAGGGAACAGGAGCTAACGCAAGCTGTTGAAGAACAGAGCCGGCAGCGACTAGACGCCTATCGCAACGAGACAGACGCAGCGCTTAAAGAGATCAACCGCAGATACCGCGACCAGATGCAAGCGCTGGAAGACGGCTGGGGCGATCAGCAAAGTGCATATGAGGATGCGGCAAGCAACCGCCTAGAAACGCAAATCAAAGCTTTAAGCCGCCAGCGCAATGCCGAGATTGAAGCGTCATACCAGCGTGCTGAGGCAAGCGGCACAAGCAACCGCAATGAGCTGAATCAAATCAGTGATTTCTACGACGAGCGGATTGATGCCTTGCGCGATGCGAACTCGGCAGAAATAAAAGATCGCCAGCGCCAGGCGCGTGATCAGCAGCAGCAAGTCAAAGACCAGTTGGACGATCAGAAAGAAATGGAAATTAACGCCGTACAACAAAAGTACAACCAACTGAAAACAATTGAAGATGCTCGCAAAAAACTTGCTATTGATGATGCCAAGGCAACGGCTGCAGCAATTGTTGGCGAGCTTGGCACCAACATGGCGGCGATGCTGCAGCAGGACGCAATCGGCACTATCCGAGACGTGTTTGGCCGGATAAAGGCGCTGCCTGCCGAAATGCAAATGTCGGTGATTTCCGATCTGTTTGGTGATGAAGCCAAGGCACTGCTGCCGCTTATCACTAACACTCAGCTGATGGAGCAAGCACTGAGCCTGGTTGGCGACCAAAGTAAATATGCAGGCTCAACGAGTGACGAATTTCAGAAAAGGCTGGCCACTACAGCATCACAACTACAGCTAGCAGAAAATAATCTTAAGGAGCTGTCGATTACATTTGGAGCTGTATTCCTGGTGGCTATTTCTGACGTGCTTAACGTTTTTGCTCCATTGGTTAAGGAATTTACTTGGTTGATAACTAACGTTCCAATTCTTGGCCCTAGTATTGCTCTTGTAACAAGTGCGTTTGTTGGCCTGATTGCCGTTGCCCCAACTATTAGCGGCTTAATCACCTTGCTGGGCCAGCTAGGGATCACGGGGGCAAAAATCGGCGCGTTATTCAAAGGCTTTGGCGTTATCTGGCTTGGTCTTAAGACAGCTTTCCTCATTGCATTTCAACCTATCTTGGCCTGGATTGGCAGCACATTTATCCCAGCACTGCTGGCCTTATTCTCCGGCCCTGTCGGCTGGACTGTGCTGGCAATTGCTGCAGTAGTGGCGATGGCGGTGCTGTTCCGTAAGCCCATTGGCGATTTCTTCAACTGGCTAGGTCGTGCCATTTCAAAAGCGTTCAGCGGCCTGGTGAAACTACTCCAGTCGATCTTTGTGCAGCCATGGGTGAACCTCTGGAACAACGTGCTGCGTGGTCCCGTCACCGCGATTTTCAGCTTCATGCTCAGATTGTTTAGGTTCTGGATGCAAACGTTCTATGCGATCGCGTATCAGCTATTTGTGCAGCCATGGGTGAACCTCTGGAACAACGTGCTGCGTGGTCCCGTCACCGCGATTTTCAGCTGGATTAGCAGCTTCATCCAGGTTGGTATGCAAAAGGCGTATGCCCTGGCTTATCTTGTATTTGTGCAGCCATGGATAAGCCTCTGGAACAACGTGCTGCGTGGTCCAGTCACTGCGGCAGTCGGCTGGCTGCAAGGAGTGTGGACAGGTATCACCACCTTTTTTAACACTAACGTTGTCATTCCCATCCGCACCATCTGGACAACCCTGACCGAGTTTCTGCCCAAAACGATGTCAAGCCTAAGCAAGAAAGTTCAAAATATATGGACTGGTGTTGTCAACACAATTAAAGGAGCAATGCGCAATGTGTTGCAGTTTATCGCCAACGCTATTAACTCTGTTGGTTGGCAGGTTAACAGGCTGATTATCGCATTTAATCGGCTGCCAGGCCCTGATATTCCGTTCGTCCCAACGCTTAGCGTGCCCAAGTTTGCGCAGGGCGGAGTAGTCAATGGCCCAACTCTGGCGATGGTGGGCGAAGGTGGCGAGCGTGAGTACATCATCCCCGCCAGCAAGATGGCAGCCGCATCAACCAACTACCTCAACGGCGCTCGCGGTGGCGCGGTGATCCCATCGGGCAACGCCCAGATCAATGTCACCACAGGGCCAGTGCTGCAGCAGGGCGGCCAGCAGTACGTCACCATCGCTGACCTGGAACGCGCCATGCGCAAGACTGCTGATGGCGTTTACGCCAGCCTTCGCACACCGGCCGGACGCTACGCAATGGGGGTGCGGTAATGGCTCGCGGCCAATCCCAGTTTCTGCGCATCTTCTCTGGCACTACCACCTACCAGCGGTGGCAGTCCTACTACGTCAACACCAGCGTTACATGGGAGAGCGCGGCATGGTCATATCAGCCATTCGATGCTGATGGCATCACCGCTGGCGAGGTGCAATCAGAGTCGTCAATCTCAGTCACCTTGCCGGCCACCACCAACGTGATGGAGGTGGTGCTGCAGGCGCTTAATGAAGCCCGACTGGCAGAGCTGCGCCTGTATGAGTTCGACACCATCCTGGGCAACAGCACCCCACAGGCTGGGCAGACGCTGATCGCGTCTTACCTGGGCGAGGTGGTTGGAGTGTCAGGCAGTTTCACATCCATCCAGATGCAGCTAGGCAGCAGCCTTTCACCAGTCGGCGCTCAGGTTCCGCCGCGCACATTCTCCACCCGGTTGATCGGGGCACCCTGCAAATTATGAGCATCATCAGCAGCGATCCCCTAGCCTTCCTAACCGCTCAGGGTGGAGTGGTTGGAACACCGCTGACCGAGGCCGGGGCCAGTGGTGCTGACAACCTGGATCAGAAACAGCGCGGCGCAGTTATCGGTGAGCCAATTCCGATTGTGTTCTGCCGCCGCACTGGTGGATCTGGTGGGGTGCTGATCAGTCCGCCGGCAACAGAGGCCAGATTCTCCGATGATGCATCGAGCAACATCACAGCGAGCTACCACCTGGTGTTGAGCGAGGGCCAGATTGACTCGATCCAGGTGCGTGATGTATTCCAGCGCGCCTGCCGGGT